AAAAAAGAACAAGCGGATAAAAAGTTCTTCCAATTGCCCTCATAGTCGGACTTTTATCCTCTAAAAGCTTGTTCCTATAATCTTGAACCACTTTCAACGCCGCATCCATTCCTCTAATAATAGTAAGTGCCGACTCGTCTCTTGCCCTTTCTCCCAATTTCAGTTTTAACAAACGCTCCGCAACCTCTCTGGTGGCATATTTATACGCTAATTCTTGAAGGTATGGGGTTTCTTTTATTCCTCTTGCCTTCCAAAAATCAAGAATTTGTCGTTCTATAAAAGGAACAGATACTGGAAACCAAAATTGGTCTTGTCCCTCAAAAAAGTTTAAAAATCCTTTGTGGATTTTTAAATACCACGGGACGGGTCGGGCTGCTTCTATCATTCTCCACAACTCACTTTCGTTCCATTCTTCTTTAAATCCGACCATTGGTTTATATTTCCAGGACCCGCTCAACAAAACCCGAACCCCCGCTGTCCAGTTTTGCAATATATGTTTTAAATAGGGAGGAATCCCCTTAATACGAAGAAGACCAATCACCCTATCATCTCCGCCTTTGGCTATTTCTACAAGTCCAGTCATAAAATCCTCAACTGGTTTTTCAACTGACATAGCTATAAAATTTTGATACATATTGTTCATCCAAATGGCTGGCGAGCTAATAGCGTTTCCATAAAGCCAAGTTTTTATTTTATCGTTTGTCGTCCAGTGAAGTTCTTGACCAATTCTGTCTATCACTTCTTTTATCATTTTTTCTTCTTCCTCAAGACTTTTTGCATTTCTCATTGCCAAAAATTGTTTTCTAATAAATTTCACGGTTTCTGACGAGAGTTTCTTATTATATTTTTTCGCTATTTCTTCATTAACATAATTGATGAATATGTCTGGTTTAGCCCTACCCATAACAAAGCGGTCTACTACATCATATTCATATGCTGTTTGCGTAGCCTTGAGTATTTCACCGCCTCCCCTTGATAACTGAGTAAATTTATTTGAAGCCCATGCTGCTATATCCCATTGCTTTTCTTGGTTTGCCCAGAGGAGTATTTGCCACAGTTTTATTTGGGCTTTGGCAAGGGTTCTATCATTTTTAAAAACCCAGGTATATTTCTCTATTTCTTCAATAGTGTCTTTTAAACCCTTCTTAAGTATTTCTTTCTTTGCCATTTCAATTAGTTCATCTTGGTGTAAAATGGGTAGGGGAACCGCCAAATCTTTGATGTATTCTTTATATTCATTAGAAAAAAGCGGGTGATTTAAGAGGCGGATAAAGCTCTGGGGTATTTTTTCGTCTTTTGGAAGATTTTTAAATTGAGGAGGTAATTCTGGTTCCTCTGGGGTTGGAACTACTTTAGGAGTTTTGGGTGGAGGAGGCTCTGGGGGTTTTCCAAAAATTGCTTCTTCTGCTTCTTGAGGAGTTTTAAAAAGTTTTTCTGGGGGCTTAGATTTTGGCTTAACTTCTGGTTTAACTGGTTCAACTTTTGTTTCTTCTTTTAATGTCTTTTCAAATTCTTTAACATCTATTCTGCCCCCTTCTTTTATTGGAACTGTCTTTGCTTTTTTTCCCAATTCTTTCTCCCATTGTTTAGAAATTTCTGCCGCCTGGTTTCTCAAGCTTCTTCTTTCTACTAACAATTCTCTTAGTTCGTTTTCAGAAATACCCAATTTGGCAGCAACCTTATCTGGCGAAGGAAGGTTTTTATCTTTGCTGAAAATTCTCATATAATCACTACCCAAAGTCTTTTTCCAACCAGTTCTTACATCTTCGGCGGGTAATCTCATCTTTATTTTCCCATCTAAAATATCATCTATTGTGTCACCAATTTTGACCAAATCTTTTAGATATTTTTGATATCCGTCAGGGGGAACAATTCTTACATTTAAACCCATTGGAACCTCTTGTAAAATTTGTAATGCCACCCCCCTTCCTTCTGGTGAATTTAGCCAAGTCCATAAATCTCTAATCTCTCTCCATATATTTTTCATATAGGAACTATTTATGCGATAACTATCTGGATTAGATAATCTTTCATAGGCGGCGTTTATTTGAGCCATTTTCGTAGTATCTCCTCCAAGTTTATCTGGGTGAAATTGTTGTGCCAATTTATAATATTGGTCTTTCAATTCATTTGGCGTTGGATTTAATTTATTAATTCCGAGAGTTTTCAAGTCGTTAAGGCGAAGTTCTAACATTGGGTCTCTAAAATATGCTTTAAGAACATCAAAGAAACTAACAGGTTTTCCTTCTGCCTTTAATTGTGCTGTTGTAGCAATAGAGGGGATTACAACTTCAGTTGTTCCTTTAAAAACACCAAAAACCGCAGTTTCAAGAAGTGCATTTTTAAAAGCTTCTAATTTACTTTTTCCCCGTGCCAAGCTTGAAACATAGCTTCCAGTAAAAATAGGAAGAGTCCACCATTGAACCATTCCAAATGGTTCTACAGCTCCTATAGCATACCCAATAGTTCTTGGTAGTTCGGTATAAAAAATTCTTACTCTTTCTTTAGCAGTTGCTTCAAGGGGGGCAAATAACTGGCCACGTGTCATCTGGGCAAGAGCAAAACTCAAAGCTTTAGAAAATTTTGGAAATTTTGTTTCAATTACATCCCAGCGGGGAATTGTTTTAAAAGATGCCCCAAACAATTTTTGTAGGCCAACCCACGAGAGTATAGATGCTCCAGTGCCTATTAGAGAAAAACCTATTTTTTCAATCGTATTTCTTCCTTCTCTGGTAATTATTTTCCGTTCTTCTTCTGGAAAACTTTTTGCTACATACTCTCCCCAGAAGGGAAGATAATTATTATAGAAATGATAAACTATTGGTCCATAGGTATCTAAAATTTGCTTACCGGTTTCTGAAGCAAAAAATTTATTTGCAATATCCCCAACCTTAATCTCTACTTTTTCAACGCCGCTCTTGATACTTTCTTTTAGCCCCGAAATTCCTTTTATTCCCTGAATTGTCTTGCTTCCTAATTCGGTTATTCCTTCTTTAATTCCAGCTCCAATTTGTTTTAATCTTTCTCCCCATCCGGCAACCTCTTTTTTGGTTCCTTCTATAAATTGTGAGAAGGTATTTTCAGCCATGGTTTATTTAAAACCTATAAAGAAAATTAACTAATCTTTGTGCTTGGTTAGAAGTTATTCCTCCTGTTGTCGGTGCGGTTGACACAGCAGAGGTCGTTTCTGTTGGAGTTAATCTTGAAATACTCCAAATTGTTGGCTTTTCTGGTGTTTCTAATGTTTTTTGATAAAGTTGCCCTCTCAAAATAGCATTTTGAATATCAATTGCGGCTTTTTGTCTTTTATCTGCTTCATCAGCGGCGATTCTTCTTGAAATTTCAGCCATAATTCCTAATTCTGTTGCCGTATATCCAGCATAATTTGTATGATACGGATTGGTAAAGGTAGCAAGATATTGAGGAGAAAAAGAGTGTAGTAATCCTGCTTTTACATAACTCTCTATCTTCTTTTGATTCTTTTCCATCAAATCTTTCTGATAATCATACTGCCATTTAGCGGCTTTTAGTTGCAAATCAGCAATTTTTTCTTGAATGCCCAGCGCCTTATCTAATCTTTTATTTAATTCTTCTCTATCCATTTCGGTATATTTCATTATCTTGTCTATCATTTTTTCTTTCATATCTATGATATCTGATAATGTATCTGCCTCCTGTTTTAGAATTCCCTGTCTAAATTTAACAACTGCCGCCACCTGGCTTTGGGTTACTATTCCACCAGCCGCTGCCGCTTCTTTCAAAACATCATCAAGAGTTCCTTCCATCATTTTCTTAATATCAAATAATCTTTGGTAGTCAGCTGAAATTCCATATTCATCTAAAAGTTTCTGATAAGTATCTCTATAGCTTTCTGCCGAAGTTCTTTGAATATAAGCATTAAGTAAATCGTTTAATTGGTTGATTTCGTTTTGAAATAAGTTATAAACAATATTATCGGCAATTCCTCCTGGCAATTTTTTAGAAATCCAAATATCATAAAGTTGTGATTGAAGTTGATTAATTTGTTCGGGAGTCACTCCCGATTTAAGCATTTGCTGGAGGATTTCGTTAAATTCTGGCTCTTGATATTTAACTGGAATGCGTAGTTTTTCACCCTCTAATAAAGCCCCCTTAATAGATTTTTTATCTGGATTTAGTTTCTTTATTTCATCTATTGAAACACCAAAATTAGAAGCAATTTTTTCTAAACTATCACCAGGTTTAATAGTATAGTCAAAAACATAACTTGAACCGCCAAGCGGGTCTTTATAAACATACTTTGCTATCCCTTCTGGAGCGTTTGAGGGAATTGGTGGTTGATATTTCTGAATTTCTCTAATTAGTTCTTCTGTTCCAGTGGGTGTTGGGGTTCCGGTAGGTATTGGTGCTTGGGCGGATGTCGGAGGCGGAATTTCTTTTCCTACATAAGTTCCTGTTAAATATGGGGGGGCGGCGGTCTCTTTAAATACTGGTTCATATCCCATTTGTCTATAAAATTTTTCTATTGCTGGAACGTCGCTTGGCGGAATAAATATTCCTTCTTTGCTTGAAAAACCACCCCTAAGGTTTGGGTCTACATAAATGTTTATTGTGGGCCCGGAAGTGTCTGTAGTTTTGGTTGATGTAGGCGATTGGGCGGTGGTCGGGGTTGGAATTGGTTTTGGGGCAGTAGTAATTTGGGTTGTCTTGGCGGTAGTATCAGTGGTTTTGGTTGATGTAGGCGTGGGGGTTGGCTTTGGGATTGGTGTTACTGATGCTGTTAAAAATGAAGTTGTTTGCGGTTTGCCAGTGAATAAACCAGAAAAATAAGAAATGGCGCCTTGAACTGCTCCTTTCAAAACATCAAATATGCTATTCTTTTGTTGGGTAGTTTGAGATGAAATTGCTGGGGTAGTGCTTTTTGCCGTCTCTGTTTTTTGCGGAATAAGAGATTGTAGGGGAGTGAAAGCCATTTTAGTCAATGTATGTATAATAAGCAATTAACCTTTTAAGATTTCCCTTAAAATTTCCATCTGTTTTAAACTTTATTTTGAATTGAATTTTATCTCCTACCAAACCTACTTGTGGGAATATCCAATAATAATCTTGTTTCTGGTTATCTATTTCTAATGTTGTTGTCTTTGATTGATTTGACCTTGAATCTATGCCCGTTATTTCAATTATTATTCCCTGATTTGAATTTTGTGGTTTTGTTCCATAAAAAACCTCTATTTTGTCAATTCTACTCCTTCTTACTAAGTTTATCACATTTGAAACATAATTAAAAGATACTTCCTGAAATGGATTAGAATAATTTTGAATATAATAGTCAAGAGATGTTTCTGGAATTAAAAGAATTTGAGAAATTTTATCTTGTGTTGTATCGTTGTAAAAAACTCTTAAAGCCCCCTGTCCGTCCAAAACTGCTACATTTTGGATAAAATTTTTAGTTGAATTGTCAAGATAAAAAGTTAAAACCTCTCTTTCTATTGGATTGTAAGCCACTAAAATGTTGGCGTCTACATCTTTTTTCTTTGCTATAAAGAAAACATAGTTCCCATAAGTAGAAAAGCGGGCGGAGGGTAAAAGAGTGGTATTAACAGAAGTATTTGGAAAAGTATCAATATATTTCAAAGCATAACCAGAAATTTCATAAACCTTCATATTGTTTCCAATTTGCAGGAATATTAAATAAGTTCCTTGAAATGATAAACTCCCTAAATAAAGTCCTGGCAATTTAATAGCATTAAAATATCTATTTTGATAAGAGCCGTCCCAATAAAAGAGATATTGATTAGTTTTAACTCCCAGTGGGTTAGCAATAATAACTAAAAATTTATTGTTATTATTTCCGATGTCTATTATGTCCCAGTTTGTTCCTAAATCAAAAGTTCCTGTTAGGGTAAGCGAAGTTCCATATACTTTGATATTTTGTCTATTTTGAGCCGATGATGAACTTTTATCAGCAATATAAAGATAAACTGAAAATGGCACGGCAAATTTTGGAGAATTAAATCCAGTTAAAGAAGTCCAAGAAGTTCCAGTTGTATCCTCTGGAATGTGGTAAATCGAAGTTGAAGAAGGATTAACAAAAAATAATTTTCCAATAAAAGTAGCTAATGATGTTTCATTTGGTAAAGATGGATTAGACAAAGGAGTTCCCAAATCTCTTGCTACTCCAGATTTCTTTAAAGCCAAAACTCTACCCGTAGAAAAAGCACAATATAAAATTCTTTCATCTTGATAATTTGAGGGTAAATAAGTAGCGGTAGGATAGCCGACGCCAGAAGTTAAAGATAAATCTGTTTTTGGCAATTGACAAAGCAAAGGATATGGAACATCTCCCATATCCGTTATTTGAGAAAAATCTACATCTTTAAAAAGAAAAGTTGGCGAGGCAATTAAATAATGCAAATAATCAGTTGTATTTGTTTCTCTTCTAAAAAGCGTGCTAAATGAAAAATTTTCTAAAACAATAACTCCGCCAGTAGATTTGGTTGATTTTTTTGTTTCTTTTGTGAATGCTGTTTGTTGTTTCTTTCTTGGCATATTAATAGATTATAACAACATTAACTTGACTATTATCACTATCAGAGGTTGAAATTACATTTACCACCCCATTATCACAGATTGCCGATAAAACTCCTATTATTCCACTAAAAACCCTATGTGTGGCAATTGCTACTGATGTTGCCTGAATTTTTAAATCATAAATTGTTGCCGAGCCATTAACTAAATTTACAATATAAACTCCCACGAATGAAGCTTTAATTGCTGAAATATCTTCCCAATCTAATGGAAATTCAATTCCGCCACGAATTTTTCGCCCTTGAATTGATAATTGTTTTTGTTTTTCTTCTTGTTCTTCGGGCATATTATTCTTCTTGCCAATTAGTAGTTGGTTTTTCTAAATCAGATTGCCAAGAGGTTGTTGGCTTTGACAAATCATTTTGCCAATTCGTTGTTGGCTTTGTTTCTTCTTGCCATTCTAACTTTGTTATTCTCCTGCCTTTTGTGTCTTGATATGTTCCTGCTATTGGTTGTGATGAAATGGATGAAAGCATGGGATTATGTAGCAATTTTTAACGCGGTGGACGATATTGCTATTCCAGCCTTAACGCTATTTGTCCCAGGAGATGTTCCAATGTTTGTAATCAGTAAACTATAAGTTTTAAAATTAAAATCAGTAGTTGAAGAATAAGAAGACCTTCCTCCAGAATAAGCATCACTACTGAGATTTATCATCCAATTACCAATACTATTATAAGGTGAAAAAGTAAGAGCAATTGTATATTTTTGACCAACTACAAGAGACAATGGAGAAGGAAGACCAACATTAACCCACATAGCAGCGTTTCCACCAATTGTTACTGAAAAACTAACACTCGATAAAATTGTTCCCGCGGTTCCTTCTCCGTCGTGAATGTTTAGTGTAATATTACTGGACTGAGGTGAGGTTCCAGAATTCCTTAAGTGGACGCCCACTCCGGCAAGATTTGAAACAGAAGGAGTAAAGCTTTGCCATAAAGTAGGGTTACCTACATAATCCACTCCTGCGGTTTGTGATTGGTCTATTTGATAAGTTCTATTTTGGACATAATAAATAGCACCAGGGCTTAATCCAGAAAAAATATTCGCTATTCCCGTTACAATTACAGGAACTACATTACTCGCTGCGACATTATTGTTCGCAAACCCTATGAAATTTATTTTTGAAGTATCAGCAGCATCACAAGCATAAACTTTACCATCTGACCCAACATACAAAGGTTCACCTTTCTTTAAACTTTCTCCTGCAATAAAAGAAAAAACATTTGGATTATTCCCTATAAATGCTCTCACATCCCTATAAATATACCCATTCGTATTATCATTACTATCTTTAATACAAGTTTCATTTGGTCTATTATAAACCTCGCAAATTACAAATTTATTTGCTGGATAAGTTGGAGCAGTAGGAGTGGAACTTTCTGTTCCCTGAACTATTTCTAAATTGCCGCTGGAATTCAGACAAAGTAAATCAATTCTGGGATAGTTGGTTGGAATTGAAAAAGAAGGAGAATTACCGCCGCTGAAAAATGCATAAACCCCCTCAATAATTACTTGTCCCCTTGAAACATACAATTGCAAAGAAGGGGGGTTTGTCGCTCTAGCAGCAAAATTACCAGTTAAAAAAACATTTACCTTGTTGTTTAAACTATCATCTGAAACTTCTCCACCCCTAAAATCTATTTTTGGTCTTGAACCAATTAAACTGCCATCTTTATAAATATCAATCTTTTGTAAATCTTCATAATCTTTGGCAGTTATCGGTCTTATCATTTTATAAAGTTTTCCAGAGATATTATGCGGTTGGGCAGTTGTATCCTCTTGCCCCCTTGAAACTGTTAGAATATCGCCATTAATTGCTGTTACTCTTACAATTTCTCTGTATGGGTCATCGGCCGGGTCTTGATAATCGGTAGCATTCCACCAAACCAAATTAAAGGGGGGCGAAGGCAATTTACTTCCCTCTCCCGTTTTTAAAGTAATGGAAGTTTCGCTTGTTCCGTAATATCCCGAAACTTCCACTTTGCAAAAATTTTTAACTGCATCTGCTGACATAGTTTATTAAAGCCAGCCCTGATTGAATGGGTTTATGGCTTTCATTTTTATGGGTTCTATTACTTCCACTTTCAAATCGTCTAACATTTTCTTCATATAAAACTGATATAACTCAAATTTCCTATTAGCGTCTGAATGTCCGATTTGTTCTAAATACTTAAAAGCATTTCCATAAACAAAAACATCATAGTAAGTATCTAAAATTGGGGGAATTTCATCTGATGTAGAAGTAAATTCTGGTTGCTTTGCGATATACCAAATCCTTAATCCATTTGCTTTACCTTCTTCTGGTCTGGGAAAGATAAAAACTTGCCCACCAAATAAATCCATCAGGGGCTTTGTTTTTGGCTGGGTTTTTAATAATTCATACCATTCATATGGTAAATTTCCCAAGTCCGATTGGTCTATTTTTTTCCATTTATCTTCGTCTGTCGGGTCATCATAGTTAATTTCTAATCTCAAAATAGTTAGTAAATCGCTTGGTAAGGCGTAGTTTGTTTGTCCAGCAACCAAATCGGTTTTCTTATTTGTGCCAAATAATTCTATTTCTTCGTTTGCTAAACTTCTTTGAATATCTAAATAGGTCTCGTTGGTAAGAGACAAAAGTTCGGCATCTGGGAGAGTCGTTGAATTCGTATTGGTTATTTTTCTGGTTTTATCGAAAATGGTTGAGAGTTGCATTTTAGTAAAGCGGGGGCGGAAGCCACAAGGATACTTCCCTTACCCATAGCCCCCAATCAGGGTTTAGCCGCTCAAATCTCTATTAAAGACCAGTAGCGGCAGATTCAATTCTAATCAATCTTTCTTCTTGAGTTCTTGCAACCCCGATGTTTGTCTTTGCACCAACCCAACCCTTTTGTCCTAATTGGTTGGCAATAGAAACAGCATTCTCTGGAGGATACACATAAGTGTTCACTTTTCTTGCCAACCAGTAAGAAATTCTGTAGGCATCAGCACCAATTAAAGTGGTCGGATAAACAGTCACGCCTGAAGTAAAGGTCTGAACATTAGGAGATTGAACAATCCTTGCTCCAGCAATAGCACCAATCTCTCCATTAAAAAGATTTTCAGGTTGAGCATATTTGTGCATTTCCCAATAAGATGCTCCAGTTCCAGCAGAGGTCATTAAATCATAAGCAACTGCTGGATGCATTACGCAAGCATATCCTCCACCAGGATATTCAGGAGCAGAATTGTTCCTCAATTTCTGAACTGCCTTGAAAATCAAACCAACGGTAATCAAATCAGATGAAGTAATAGAACCTCTTCCAGTATAGCTTGCATTAGGATAAATCACATTGCTTCCGGCATTAACAACAGTCTGAATTACCTCATCAATCTTTCTTGCCATTGCTTTACCAACCTCAGTAAGGGTTGTGTTTACCAATTGAAAGACGGCGGTCAAAGCGACCAAATCTGTCATTTCAACACTAACCCCATATTGAGTTGGAGTTGTATCAATGGCATTTACAGAAACAGAAATTGCAGTAGGAGCAGCTCCTTCAGAACTTATTTGCGATACAGAGGAAGTTGCAATCTTGTTGAATGTGAAAAATCTGGAAGTATAGTTTCCTTCAGGAACAGTCTCAACGGTTCCAAACTGCTCGAAATAGAGATGGGGTTGCAAGCTCTCGATTACTCTCGTGTCAAAATAAATACCCAACGCTTTTCCAGCGGTTTCAAGATTTTGAGTAGTAGTTGTAGCCATTGTAGGAAGTCTTTTTTAAGCGACCTTTTGAGACTTCCTACTTTATAAACTTTATTCCCTTCCAAATACTTGCTTAAAGAGTTCTCTTGCTATTTTTTCTTGTTCTTCTTTAGGGAGTTTCAGGAAGTCAGGTTCAGAAACGATTCTTGGAGTTTGAGCAGAACCCAAAGAAAATCCAGCCTTTTCCTCTTTAGCGGTTGCCTTCTTTTTGCCAATGTATCTATAAATTGCTTCTTCCCAACTTTCTCCTTCTTTCCTTTCTTTCATTATGTTTTCTGCCTCGTCTTTTAATTCTGGAAATTTCTTATAGAGAATATTCTCAAATTCAAGTTTGTCCAGTTTATTTAGTATTTCATCTACATTGGCAATTTTGGCAACCTCTTGTAAAGAGGCAATCTTTTCTTCTAATTCTTTCTTTTCTTTGAGCGTCTGCTCGTATTTCTTCCGAAGGAGCTTGATTGCATTTCCCTCAAGCTCCTCTATTGTTGGCTTTTTCTCTTCAATTCTTTGTTCTTCTGGCTTTTGTTCTTCTGTTTCTTTTATTGGCTGTTCTTGTTGCTCTTGTGTTTGTTGTAATTCTTCCATAGTTTTTACACCCTTTTATACACCCTTTACATCGGGGAATGTAAAGGGGAATGATTAAATTACAAATTTATGGATTATAAAATTTTAAAATTTCTGGATTTGCATATCCACCCCTCAACTCTGCCTGCCTTCTACAACCCTCGGCATTGCAAATCCAAGCTTTCCATTCTGGAACATACATATAAATTGATTGATTAAACGAAGATGGATTAGAGCTTGCCCCGCACAAGCATCTAAATCTTCCTTCAGCAAAAATATCTTTAAAATGTGGACAATTCTTTGCTGGTATTCCACAAAATTCACAAATTCCACCAATAATTTTAGGATATTTCTTGGTTTTTTCTTTTTCTTTTGCCATAAGAAGCGTAAATTTAAATTCCGACCTTTTATTCTTCTCCCCTTATTATCTCAATTTCTAAAAATTTTGTCAATTCATCGGGAAGATTTAAAAGAAAATCTAATGATGCTATCTGCTCTTTATAACTAATTAAAACTTCTTGGTCAAGCGATGAAGACTTTAAATTATCAATTACTTTTTCTCTCGTATCTTGAATAATCTTTTTAAGAATAGCCCATTCAGGACTATTCCCGATTGTTCTAAAGGCTCTAACTAATTCCCTTGCCCTTTCTATATCTTTTCCTACATATTCTGCTAGTTGTTGTCCAAAATAATATTCTAATTTAGTTTGTTCCATTTTCTTTTTTCTTCTTGGCATTATTTTTTTCTTTTGTGTTTCCTCTGATAACTTCGCTTTGCTTTTTCTAATTTTCCCGTCCCCTTCCCATGAATTTCCTTGTCTGGTATTGTTCCTTTAACCAAACTGGCATAAAATATGTTCCTTCCTCTTTCTCCGTATTGTTCTATAAATTTTTTTAGTAGTTTTTCCCCCTTCTTCGTTAAGGGCATAGTTTTATATTGTTTTAATGCGACCTTTAAGGAATTATACCCTTTCCCATTGTTTCGGTTCCTTCCTGCGGTGATTTTAAAACTTGTTTAATAATATCTTGTGATGTTTGGGTTGGCATTCTTGCTTCTAGCATATCTGCTGGTGGTCTTTCTTCTCCCAATACTTCTGATGGAATTCCTTCTAGGGAAGCTTCTTCTTTTGGCGGTCTTCCAACTTTTGGCTTCATCATTTTTGCCAATCTTGCTTCTCCCTGTTTTCTTAAAATGTTTGCCATATGGGCAGCAATATGAAGTTCTCTTGCCTCTGTAGATTGAATTCTCATATGAACAGCAATATGCTGATTGTCATCGTCTTCGCCATCAATTTCAACAATTTTGTTTTGTTTTAGAATTTCATTTTCTTTTTCCGCCTTAATTTCGTGGGGGGTAGGTGGCAAAATTCCATCAATCTGGTCTGGCATTAAATCTGTTAAATAAAGCATATATCTAACCGCTTCTCTTACATTTCCGCCAATTTGGGGTAAAATTGACAAAATTTCTCCCAAATCCCTTCTTTTTATTATTCTTTCTGGTTCTGCTTCAAGAGAAGAAACTACCGTAATTTTGGGGTCAACCTCTGGAATAAAATCTGACTTTTTGACCTCTAAAAATTCTTTTGCCCCCTGAAATCCCGTTAATTCAATAAATTTCGTATCGTCTTTATCCATAAATCTTTCATGTCTTTTTAACCAGCGATACCAAAAATCTTTTTCTCCTTCAATGATATTTCTCATTAGAGAGCTCATTAAAATATCTTCTTTTGCCTTTCTTAGGGCGTATTCAGTTGCTGTTTTTTTGGTTGTCTTTGCCAATGATGCCCCAGCCAATCTTGCATATCCAGCCATTCCTAATGCTTCTGATTGGATTTGGCTCATAAAGGCGAGAGTATCGTTTGAAACCACATTCGTTTTGGGAAATGGAACAACTTGATTAACTGGATAACCCTTCACTGGAATTGATTTTCCAATCTCTTTTGTTGAAAGATGACGAGGATTAATAATTGCTTCAATGTTGTATAAGAAGGTTGGGGTAGCGTCCAGTTTTACTCCCTGAAAGAGATAATTCTTTAAAACAACATCGGCTCTATGTAAATCTTCAAGTTTTTCTGGTAATCCAATTCCCCAGAAAGAAAGATTAGTTTTTATGTAATAGAATGGAACAAATGGAACTTTGCTTCCATTACCAGCATCTCTGTAATCTACTTTCTGATAACCCAATAAAATGCTGGCTGAATTATCAGTCCAAACTACCCACAAATCTCCACCAGAATACATATACCATTCTAATATTTCAATATAAGCTTGGGGGTGTATTGGTTCTTGATAGTTAAGGTTTCCAATTAGAACTCTTTTAGCAGTATCTACTAATTGTTGCTTTTCGTAAGAAACCGCTCCCGTTTTTTTTCTAATTAACTCCATTACCTTGCTTTCATCTAATCTTGGGTCTTGTTTTAGTTCATATGGAGTTTTGTAGATAAATCTACCAGCGTATCTTGCATCTTCAATTGAAGTTGCTTGCTTGTCTACGAAAAAGAGCATTGGATTTACTGGTTTGAGAATTAAAAGCTTTCTCTTTTTGTCGTATAAGGAAACATCTAAAAGTCCAATTCCAAAAAACAAAGTATCCCAAAGAAGGCTTCTCGTTATTTTTCCCATTCGCATTTCTTCAAAATCAAAATTCGCCACCGCATTAGTATATTTCATTTTCTTTAAATCTGCGGGGCTTCTTGCCTCAAAAACCGTTCTTCTATTGTCGCTATCAACAGCGGAGAAAGTTTCTTGGAATTGATTGAAAATCAAATTGGAACCCAAATAAATATCATCAGCTATTAGTTTCTTGTATTGGTTGAGATAAAGCTTAATTAAATTTAGCCAAAGAAGTTTCTTTTGGATTGTATCTTGAGAAGAATCGTCATATTGGGTTTTTATTACTTGTAAAATTTCTTCTGGTCGCCAATCTTTTAGAGGAAGAAAAGAAAGTTCCAATTGTCTATTGGGTGGTATTGGTGTCTGTTTGTCCATATTTTTGAATATCGTCTGGCGTTATGGGGGTTAATTCAAATTTATTTAAAACATCTAAACATCTTTTTTCAAATTCTTCTGGGGTAATTTTTGGCATTACTAATTTTTTAAATCGTGAAAGAAAACCTTTGGGTTCGGCAATTGTCATAGCTAAAAATGAGTTCTCTGTTTCTCTTATGACAATGTTTTCTAAAATCTCATATTTTTTTTCTTTTGCCTGTTTATAAATTTTTTCTAAAAGAATTTTTTTGAGCGCCTCTTTAACCTCGTTTTTTAAAAACTTTACAGGACCCCTCTGAACTAACCATTCAGGATGAACTTTTTCAATTTCTTTTTTGTCAAACCTTGCTAAAAGTAATCCCGTATATTCTTTTGCCATTTTGTTATATTATAAAACTATTTTCTATGGAAGACAACCAATATTTATCTTCTTTGCTCAATTCTATGTTATCTACATTCTTAAAAAATGTCAATACTTTAAATTTCCATTCAAGCAAAGGAAAAAATATACTTAAAAAAATTCTAATAATAAACCATTTTCTTTTCGTCCCCCTGTCTTTTTCTCTTTTTTCCAATTCTTTAAAAATTGCTATTAAATCTTTTTTATTTTGAATTTTTTTGCCAACAAGAACTCTTTGAAATCTCAACCTATAAGCACTATCTAATTCTAAAATCATAAAAATTGAATAATAAAAATCTCTAATATCATCTGAAAAATTTAATCCAAAAGTTTTAATAAAAGCATCTATTAGGCTTCTAACAAAAGAACAAAAATATGGATAGGAAAATTCTAATTTTTTTAATCCCTTTCTGTAAATCATTAAATAAAAACTTTTAAAAAATGGTAAAAGATAGGGGCGAGAAAGATAAAATAAAAGAATATATTTTTGAATGCAGGTTAAATATAACATTTCTGGACTTAAAAGTCCTGGATATGGTTCACTTTCGTTTTTAATATAAGTAAAAATTCCTTTATCTCTTATTTCAACCCTTTCCACTCTAACATCTTCTGATTGCGGAATGTTTGGAAAAATTTTGTTTATATCCATACTTTTAGACCAAACTGAATTCACCATCGTATTCATAGAATTTTAACTGGTTCAAATCTTCTACAAAAGTTAAAGTAAATGCATCCCAAACATTTGGAGAAGCGATTCCTTTTTTCAAGAGATTTTCCTTTGGCTCAATTTGTATTCTTTTATCTGAATGAATTTTATATCTGATATTAACTGCCTCATTCCAAGAGTCATCTCTAATCAGTTTTCCACCACTTAAAAGCCATTCTCTTGCTTTCCAATAGAGCTCTGCTTTTTTGTTAAAAAATCTGTCTGGGTCGTTTGCCTTTGAACCAAAAATAACCCCAATTGTCTTTGAAATAAGCCCAGCTTCGTTTAATCTATCATAAATTCCTTTTCCTATGCCAGTTATATCAACTGCAATTATTCTTGGATTATATTTTGAAATATAATCAGCTATAATTGGCAAAAGAGCCATTGTATCTGATAGTTTTTTGTTAAAAAGAACTTTGGCTGATAAATGGTCTCTCAGAACAATTGCTGTCTCGTCTCCACCAGCTCCTACATCAATTCCCACAATACAAGGATGGGTAGGTGGAAAATCAACATCAATTATTGCATCTTCTAATTGTTTTGTTGATAGAAGCGGTATATATCCCTCTGTATCCATTTCTTCTTCCATTGCATACCAATCACCCTCCAAAAGAGCTTTTCTCATTTTCTCGTCTAAATGTTCCAGAGATTTAAAATAATCTTGGGGCAAATAAGGATTATCAGTTGAAGAGGCGTGAATGGTAAAAGATAATTTACAATCTGGGTCTTTTGAGGTTTTCTCAATAAAAAATTGTCTCACCCATAATTTATGTTCTCCAATTGGGTTTGTAGCACAAATAAACTTTGTATCTGGAATGCCTGCCCATCTCAATCTTGTTTTTAAAATATCAAAGGTTTCTTTTGGTATTCTGGTAATTTCATCAACCGCAATTAAAGCGAATTCTGAGGATAAAAATTTCTGGGGGTCATCAAGATTTCTAAAGGCGATTATTCCCTTGCCATATTCGTTATTGAGAATAAATTCGTGTTTGTTTTCAAGATAGATACCGAGCCACGGAGGAAATTCTTCTTTTACTTTTTTTAGATGTCTATCATATAAAGCAGGATAGGTTTCGCAAAAAATTCCAACCTGAACCCCATCTTGTTTTGCGCACCATTTTAATAGCCAATAAAGAGCTGTCCATCTTAACCAAAACGATTTTCCACTTCCAGCTGTTCCAGAATATAAAACATATTTGTAATTTTTAGTTGCCTCAAGGGCTAATCTTTGTTTTGGAAAAAAATTTGCCAGCTTAAAAAATGAAATTTTTTCTGCCTCCATATAGTGAAATAGAAACTCTCCTACCCCCCTTTAAAAAAATGCATCTTCGTCGCAAAACTTTAATTTTCGGCCGCCTTTTCTGTCTGAGGGGTATTTTGTATCGTCTGGGATTCTGGGGTTGGTTCTGGAAGCGTTTTGGGAGTTTCTAGTGGTTCATTCTCTTTTTCTTCCTCTTCTAAAGTAATTAACTTCTTCTTTGCTTCTATTTCAATAGTTTCTGGTGCTTTACCAAATATTCTGTCCATTATGTCTTTATACAGAGAATAATCAAACTTTTCTGAATTAAGCAATTTTTCCAGTCCTGTTTTTATAATCTCAATTATTAACTTATCTGGTTTTTTATGTTTCTTTCTGTCTTTATATACTTGCTTACATGCTTCAAAGAACATTGTCTTAAAAGATGCTTCACCCTTTTTCTTTACATGTCTTCTCGGGTCATATCCCTTTTTAAACCCATAATATTTTATATTGGGATTTGGCATATGTTTCTGTTATATTTCAGTTTAGTATAGTTAAAATTATTTGTCAAGTAGTTTTTACAGCATACAAACACTACTCTACTTCTCAACTCACTATTTCTTTTTTGTGTTACAGAAATATACCAATAGTGATGTGTATTTTTAACATATAGTGATGTGTATTTTAAAAATATACTGGAATATATTATGGGTGAACTGTATTTTTTTGAGATATACTGGGAGAGAAGAAAGTCCCTCTTTGTGCCCTCGCCTAAACTCCTCAAAAGGTTCCAGAATCGCATACAACACCAGAAAACAATAATTTCTTCTTGTCAAGTATGGGAGGGGTAGAAACTCTTTACGACCCAGAAAGGGCTGAATGGTTTTGCTTTTAGTTAAGTTTTATTCTTTGAAATTGAGAATGTTTTTAATTGCGGACGGAGAAGTTAAAAATGTCAAAATTTGTTTTTGTGTCTTAGCTCTCTTTTAAAATGGCCATTTTTGCCCTCTAAAATGCGTTATAAGCTGGGTTAGAAGCTAAAGATGGGGAAGAATCGTCTTTGAAAAGCAAGGCATCCCCATAACGCAAAATAACGCAGGAGTACGAAAAAACTTCATAAAATCTTGCTTATAGGCGGGAAAATATCAATTTCGGGGGGTAAGCGTCCCAAAAAGACATCAACTTTTAGGGGAAAACTTGCGTTATAAGGCGTGTTAGGGCTCAAAAGGGTATCAGAATCATCTTGGAAAAGAAGGGGGGTTTATAAGCGATTTTAGCGTGTATTTACGAAAAATTTAGCTCTTTTTGGGGTTTTAGATGTAGAAAATAAGTTTTAAAAAGCGTGATTTTTTTGGTTTTTTGTAATTATGCGGCTGAGTTTTGAAATTGATTTTTTAATTCTTAATGTAGATTTTTTTAATTTTTTTATGTCTCTTAGCGGGCGGGTTTTTGTGGAAAACTTTTTTTCTTTGGTGGTTTTTAAAATTTGGCAGGCTGTGGAAAACTTGCCATTTTTAAGCTAAATTTGACCCCTTGACATTGTTTTCTGATTTGCTAAAATGATAGTGGAAGAGAAAAGCTCTTGACAAAAAAATCCAATTGATTAAAATAGAGAATGATAATGGAAAGTGAAACAAAAGCAAAAGAAAAGCGTCATAATATATAGAGGGGGCGAGAATGGAAACCCTGGAAAGCTAAAAAATTTGGGGGCGAGGCTGGAAATGTAAAAATTGGGCCTGAACGGCTCCCCAAATAAAAAAATTAAGCTTTTTTCTGGGGTTCTCCTTCTCGCCTCCAAAAATAAAAAGGTCGAAAAATAAAAAAATAATCAAATAAAAATCAATGGCAAAAGAAACTAAAATCAATAAAGTAAAAATGACGCAGGAAATAGAAGAAAATTGTTGGCGATATTTAGAAGAAGGTTCGCTGACCCAATGCTATAAATACTTGAAGGAATTGGGGTTTACCGATGAAGATATTGACATTTTCTTTGAGGTTTGGCGAGAAGGAAAATCGCTTTATCCTTACGAGTAAATTTCATTTTAAAAAGGTCAAAAAATAAAAAAATAATTAAAAACTATGTTCAATTCCTTCTATATTCTCAAAAGCTTTTTAGAGGATTATGAGAGGATAAAAGAACTAATAGGAATTGACGATTTAGAAGAAGCTGAAAAAATTGCTAAAAAATGGGGGTTAAGCATTGGGGCAATTGATTATGTCAATGATAACGGAAAAACGAGAACTAAAATTTTTATCTATCCTCAAGAATGGAATTATGATGAGGGTTCTCCTCCATTAAAAGACGGCTTCTTAATTGAATAAAAAGGTCGTAAAAAATAACTAAATAAAAACTATGGCAACTACAAACCAAGAATTATACCAAAAACTTCAAAAATATTTAGAGCTTAAAAAAATACTGGAAGACAATATTAAGGCTGACGAAAAATGGCTCAAAGAAGCCGATAAGGAAAAGGAGGAAACAGAAATTGAGATTGCTAAATGGAATTTAGAAAGAAATCAATTACTTTTGGAAGCGGTTGAATTGGCTATTTCTGACATTACCGCCTTTTTAAATGAGCAAGTAGCCGAACCAGAAAGGGTAGAAGAAGAACAAACAAAAAACCCTAAAAGGTCGGAAATAAATTTAATTGGGCTTAATTTATGAAAAAAGTAAAACTGATTGGTTTCTTTCTCGTAATAGCATTGTCTTTAATTTTCGGCGCTTGGCTTGGTTGGAAAGGAAATAAAAAATTTACAAAGCCTGTAATTGTTGAAAAAATAGAACCTGTAAAGGTTCCAATTAGGTGGGATAATCCCGAATATGTCGCAATGTGTTTTAAGAAAGGGGCGGAAGAATATGGAATAAATGAAGCATTTTTCTGGGCGGTGAAAGAGTGTGAGGGGTGCGAAGCTTATAAGGTTTCTAATACTGGGGATTATGGCGAATTGTGCTTGAATTTTAACTGGGCTAAAAAGTATGGGGCAAAGGATTTAAGCAACCTTCAAGACCCTTGCCAAGCCACTGAACTTGCTGTTAAGTTCCTGAAAGACGCAAAGGGAATTCAAAACTGGACGAAGTGGAAATGCATTCAAGAGAGGTTGGTTTTTGTTCCGCAGACAAATAAATAAAATCCTTTTAAAGTCCGTCAATTTCTCCTTGTGATTGACGGACTTTTTTTATTTGTTCTTCTAAAAATTGCTTTTGCTGTTCTAACCATCTAATTCCATAATATCCTTTCATTTTGCGGGCTTTTTCGTATAATTCATTGAGTTTATTGAACCAATTGGTTCCTCTTTTTTCTACAATTTTGCCTGCAATTATTGAATTATATCTCATATGAAAATCGAAGTGGCAATTTCTACAAAGAATAACCCAGTTTTCTGGAGTATAGATTAATGCTTTACATTTACTGCGAGGGATGAAATGGTGAACAACTATTCCGAATTTAGAACCGCAAATTTCACAATTATCTCCATAAAGTATTTTAGCCAATTTATACATCAATCTTTCGCATTCTTCTTTCAATTTAGATTTTTTACTCTTTTTCTTGGGCATATTTTAATACCCTTTCGTGATATTCTTTTAGCCTTTTTACGATTTCTTCCCAAATTTTGGGATTAAACTCTACCTCAAATTTTTTTCTTGATAAACCCCAACCAATTATATAAAGTCGCATTTTCTTTAGATTTTTAGCTTTTAGATAAGCGGTGCATTGGTAAAGGTAATAAGTTGGTAAAGTATCGTAAATTTCAGGAACATCCTTTGTTTTAATTTCAATAATTTCTCCATTTGGCAATTCAAGGTCTGGTTTGCTAATTAAGAAAATGCCGTATCCCAATGATATTTCATATTTTTTTTCCTCAAAGCTAAAAAGTTTTTGAATTCCCTGATGAATAATTGTTCCCCAATACATTCTTTTTAATTCCCCTAAAGTAGGCGTGGGTGGATTTAAAAACTTTTCTGGAGGAAGTTGATTAGTAAAATATTGGTAAAGCTCGGAAGCATAATATCTGCCAATTCTTCTTTCGTGAAGCTCTTCTTCTTCAAAAATTTTTTCCATTAGTTTTTCATCTAATTCTGGAAAATCATCGTTTGAGGTTCCAAGCTCCCAAGATTTTTCGCAAAGTTCTATTGCTTTTTCGTAAAGTTCATCTGGAGAGGGTGGTTTTTCTGATTTGGAATAAAGATTACAAAGCGAACCAAAAATCATTGGCAACCTTGAAAGATAAAAATCTCTTTTCTCATTAAATTTTTCTTTTTTGGTATAAAACATTTTTACCCAAACACTTCATTTAATTTTTGGAGCGTTTGCAGACCAACATTTCCTGTTTGTTCTATTCCATACATTGCTTGAAATCTTTTAAGTTGCCACCCCAAAAAAGCCCCTCGTCGTCTATTTTCTGTTTTTTCTAATGGTCTTAAATTTTTTAATGACCAACATTCTTTAAATGCTGGGTCTTCGGGAGATGTATAATGAAACAATATTCTTGGTTTAATATGGTCAATTTCCCAATAAGAACCATAATTGTCCCAATTCATTTTATCGTTAAAATGACTTTCTAAATGTTTCATTAAATCCTCAATTGTATATCCTACTAATGCCTCCCAACTTTTCCCTGCTTTTTTACTTCTTAAAGAATGCCAAATTAAAATTCTCATTCTATCTTCAAGTCTTTTTTTAAGGTCTCTTTTTCTTTTTAAATACTCTCTTTTTCTTATCATTTTAATTTTTTCAGGATTATTCTTTCTCCAAATTTGATTTAGAATTTTATCTCTTTCTCGTCGTTTGGCTCTTACTCTCCTATTTATTTCCTTTACCCTTTCTGGACTTTGTTTTCGCCATTTTTTCATATACTCCCTGTAATATTCTCGCAGTTTCTTTAATTTTTCTGGGTCTTTTTTAATTTTTAATCTATATCTTCTATCCCATTCTTTTTTCTTTTCTGGGTGTCTTTTTTGGTATTCTCTAATCCGCCGAATTTCTTTTTCTCTGTTTCTTTGATAATATTGCTTATTATATTGTCTTTGGTATTGTTTTCTTTTTTCTTTATTCATACCTATCCATCATAACATAAAACGATTTCAATATCAAACTGATTTTTATTTAAATACTTCATTTAGTTTCAATCGTGTCGGTTCATCAACCATACCTGTTGGCGAAAGATTGTATAATTTTTGAAATCTTTCCACTGCTTTTTTAGTAATACCAAAGTAATTCCCCGTTGGTTCTTGCCCTTGCCACAATGGAAACAAATATCCCTGACTATCTTGTAAAGTTGCCAAACAAACTTGAAGCATTGCTACATCTTCCCCTCGCATTCCAACTACTAATTGCCTTTTGAATTGATATTTTGGTTTTGGCAAGTTTTGGTTAAATACCGAAAGATTGTTCATATCTTCATACCAAAGCCCGCCCACAAATCTTGGAAATCTAAACCAATCTTCTGTTAAAATTCTTCTTCCGTTCCAGCCACGAGAAACATTCCAGCTATCTTGAATTAAAACCGCTCGCTTCCCCTGATAAATAAAATAAGAATTTGGCGTAACTGAAATTGAGTGTCCATAAGGTAAATCAAATAAAGAAGTGGCCTGAATTCTAATCTGTGGCACCACAAAATCCCATTCTCCGTCTCCAAATCTAACTCCAATTTGAACTGGAATTCCCCTTGAAATAACTTGAACTACTTCATCAAATGAATTCACCCAGAAATAATTTTTAGGAGCATAGATTTTTCCTACTAAATCAAATGATGGTAAATAATCATCTAATCTGTTCATTGCGTCTTCTCCTAAATCTTGACTTGGTAAAAGAGGTTCTGGAACTGCTCCATAGGTTCTAAATAGCTCTGCGGCGTTTTGATACCACATTCCAGGTTGGGGTTTGTTTTGCCTTCTGGCGTAAATCCCTCTGGCTGAAAACTTAATGGCCTTTCCTTCCTCTTTCCAGTTGTTAATGGTGGCAATTAGGGCAATAGATTGGCTGACGCAGGAACCGCTCCCATTTTGGTCATAAACTGGAATTTCATTTAGCATCTTTTGAATTTCTGGCTGGCTTTTCCATTGTTCAAAATCAAGCCAAGTTAAGGGTTGTGCCGTTAAAATTTCAGAGGTTAAATAATCCTTTTCTTTTTCTTCTGGCGGTCTCGGGTCTGGTAATAATCCTGTTTGAAATTTTTGTTTTTTAAGAAACCAGAACATATCTTATTTTCTTTCCCTTAAATTCTGGATTTGTGCAATGTGAAACGACCTTTGGTAATTTTGACAAGGCAAAAGTTGAAGTATAAAATTTCTTTCTCTTTGTTTTTTTCTTTTCCATATTTTTAATTATTTTTGGCGACCTTTTTATTTTTCATCTTTTAGTTTGTCCTTTTTAAAGATAAGATTGCCATCAAAATCAAGAAAATAATGAACTAATCTATAGGGGTCATCTTCAGTTCCTTGCCCTTCTTGAACTGAAACCATAATTAACCTAACAACAATAGCGTTTCTAAAATTTGGGGGTATTTCTATTTTTTCTTTTTTATTTTTCATAATTTTTTTAATTATTTTTGGCGACCTTTTTTATTGTGGGGGAGAAAGGCATTGAACCTTTAAGCATGCTCTCTCGCACTTCCCAGCCAGAGCCAGGAAGCCGTAAAGCAATACTTCTTCCAAAAGCTCCCCCAGAAACAGAGAGGGATTTCTCCCTCTCTCCTTATGCGTCCAAAAGAGCTTGGATTTCTACGAGGGAAGAGATAATGTCGTCAATTTTTTGGTAAAGCTGGTCAATGTAGGAGATATCAAACAAAGTTGGGTCTTCTGTTTCAAGTTTTTGTAAAATTTGTGTCATTTCAGAGAGATTTTTAAAGATTGCCTGAAACTCTTTATCTATCCTCTTTTTCAGTGGTTCTAGCATAGTTTCTCACCTCCAGTAAAATATTTGTTAGTTTTTCCACAAGCTGGTCTTCTGAAAACGAGAGAAGTTGTTTTTCCTGATTTGAAAGCTTGTCTTCTGCCAAAAGAGAAAGCAAGTTTGTAAAATCTCCAACAACAAGATGCAAGAGCTCGTGCAAGATGTATTCTTCAACAAAGAGATGATGATTGTAAACTGTTATTGTTGCTTTTCTGTATCTAAAATCTGGAGAAACAATTGCACCTCTTTTGCTTGGGCAGTTTCTAACTTGAACTTCAATTTGCCAGTCATTCAGGTGCAGGATTTCCTGCCATTGCCTTATCAGCTTTTCCACTTTCTCCCGCATCTTCCTCACCTCCTTCTGCTACTTCAAGATAGATTTTCCTGAAATCGTGAAGCATTATTTTGAGTTGGATAGCTTTTAAGATAGAGCGATAAACAAATTCATCGTCTGCGTGTCCCTCAACAATTTTTGAAAGTTTGTTTGTATATGTGCTATATCCCCAGAGCTCCCATTTTGAAAGACCTGTAAGCCAGCAGTAAATTAGAGCTTGTAAGGTGCCAGCGTTTCTTGTT